ATAGCTGGAGTAAGCGCCATCAAGGCCAGTGAAATCTATGGTTGCGCTTGCGCTAGCTGTTGCAGATGATATTTTAACCATTGCTGGGTCAATGGGTGAGCTTATTGAAAATGATGAATTACCCATTATCTATTCTCCTAACCAAATTGCTGATTGTTTCTCGCACATCAAAGAGAAAGCCTCTTTAAATTCCGCAAGGCTAATCATTACTTTTGTGTTGTCCGCTAACTTCCATTCGTATTCTGTTGCGGTGTTTATTTCAAGGTATGTGATTGCAGCTTCAACAGCGGCACGACTGGCCGTGTTTGCATCAAACTCATTTCCTGCTGCTGTTGTTACTTTGAGAGTGTCTATTGCTGCAAGTTTTGATTGTTTTGCTTTTGTTTCCGCGTCCAGCACTGCTTGCTCCTGAGCTTTTATATCATTTTCAGCCCATTCTGCTTCTATCTCTGACTGCTCGCTTGTTGTGAGCGGAACAGGTATCCCGTTTACCATTTTTGTTAATGCCATTTTCTTTCCTTATTTAATGCCGTAAAGGGTGAATACTCCACTGGCAATTGTTGAGCTAGCCATTAAAATCCTGAGCGCCGTCACGGGGGTAGTTGACAAATATTGCCCTGAACTGCTTGAATAACTAAAGCCAGCAGTGGCGGCTGTATGCCCAAAGCTTGAAACAAAAATTGTGTCCGCTGATCCGCTTGCGGGATTATATATAACTATGCTTCCACCAACCTCTTCTCCGGCGGCGCTCCCTAATGAGCTTCTAGTTAATTGCATTTGAGAGTCCGCCTCGTCTGATGTTCCGGATACAGTCCCCTGGCTAACCTTGAGGGTCGTCCACGAGTAATCACTTACCCCTGACTGATAAGTTGGAGTTACTCCAGTACCAACACGCAGGTGCATCTGAACTCCATCCGACGTTGGCAAAACACCGTTAATATCAATCCTATATGATGAATAGGTGGAATCAATATCCTCAAAATCAATCGTCGCGCTTGCACTTGCTGTTGCTGTCGACAACTTAACCATTGCACTAGCGTCACCAGTTGCGGTGACTTCCAGTCCTCTCATGTTATTAAAAAACCCACTAGAGGTGGTGTCAGCATCTAATAACGGCTTGTCTATCTGACCTATAGTTGTTGGCTTTGTTGCAGTTAATGCACCGGCAACGGTAGGGCTTAGAAAATGAGTTTCACTTGCTGTAAGCCCGCTTAACCCAGAAATATATCCATTCATTTGCAGGGTAAAGTTCCCAGCATCTGCAACAGCGCTAACTATACCAATAACTTCTGCATTATCAGCTGTATCTGCTTGTGCCTTTGAATATACGCCAGCAATTTGCTTTAGAACATCACCAACAACAAAACCATGAGAGCCTTGCGCAATATCTTTTGTTACTGTTTCAGTGCTTCCACCAGCACCACTGCCAAACTCAATTAACCTAAAGTTAGTGCCATCATATCTGGCCCATGTATCTTTATCTGTTGGAATATCACCAGCAGCAGGGTCAGTAGAACCATCTGCTTTCTTGATGTTCTTGACACCCTTTGTTGCAACATTAACCGTTGATGCCCCAGTGTTAGCGTTAGCAGCCCTAAATGATATCAACTCACGAGCACCATAATCATTAGAAGATTTTAGTGTGCCTATATTTGTTAAGACGTAAGCATCAGCAGCACCAGAATCAGTGTAAAACCAACCTGACGCAGCATATTCGGCAGCACTCTTTGCATACTGATTTGTATCACCTGAGCTGGCAGTTTGAGATGTTGTGTTTATAAGGTTGCGAAGGCCCTCCGTTATATTATTGAACTCTGTATATTGCAGCTCACTTGAGGGCGTCTGGACTGGGACGTCAGCCATAATTATCTCCTGATTATAGTGTGTATAAAAATCTAATAACGACGTTAGCCGGTTTTAATTGCGTGAATAAACATTGCAAAACTGTGTCGCCTTTACCCCATAAGTGAGGCCATACCCAAGGCCACTTAGAAGGTTTAGAGCTAACTGGTAGCTGTACAACCATAGTAAATCTTGCGTCTTTAGCGCTTGGAAACCACATATGCGGCCATATCCAAGGCCACTGATAGTGCTGAATGCCGTTTGTGATAACGCATTCCGTCTCAAATAAGTCGCATATTCTTTTGAAGTCTGCTTCCGTAGATGCATTTAGAGATGCGAGCTTAATAAGCACATTCCTGCGACGCTCTTCTATTGTTCCGCCACCTGGAAAGCATGCGTCTGGTATGCCTACTAGAAGCTCCCATTCATCTATGTATTGTGTAGTGTTTTGTGGGAAAAACTCGCAAGCCAAGATATTAATACTTTCTTCGCTTCTTAATATCTCAGCACCAAGAGCAAGCAACCACCGTCTTAGGTTTGTTTGGTCTAGATTCTTTGCTGCGAACACACCGCCATTAGGCATGTAGTCAATAAGGCTTTGCCCGTACTCGTCCTTTGTCTTTATGTCAAAGAATGCCATTAGTAGCTAACCGTTCCTAGTGTTGGAATTTCACCGGTATCTACGACGATATCACCAGAGGGAGAGGACAAAGCAAATGTCTGAACCCTTTCACCCGTGGTAGGTGCGATTGTGTTAAATATTGCAGCTCTGTACGCATCTTCATCTACGTTTTGACCGACTACTGTTTTTTCTTCAAAGAAAGCTTGGAGGCTTGCTGTTATTGCATCCTGCATAGTCACGGTGTTTGGTGTCAATGCTGTGAATGTAAAGTTACTTACCAGCGCTACAGGGGCAAGGACAACAACGTCATCTTCCCATGTCTCTGCTGGTTTGATTTCTATCAGCTTATCTTTAACATTCTGAACCTCTTGGCCGCTCGGTATTATGTTGTCGTCATTATCTCTTACGAAATAAACAACAACAGTTCCCGCTGGAACATCCGTAAAATCTAAGGTCATTGTGCCTGTTGCGGTGGCCGCGCCAGTAGTGGGCATAGCGAATACAATATCGCCAGCCGGTGACTGAATGGCTGTAAACTGTGCGTTAAATTGTGACTCATTGGCCCCTGATACTGTAATTGGGGAGCCTTGTATAAGTGATACTGGTGAGGCTGGCGTTAATGTTGCGACTCCATCAGCATCACTTGCTAGTGCGCTTACTGATTCAGAAGTTGTTCCTGTTCCTGCTGTTACAACGAAAACGCGAGTGACGCCTGGCACTTCTTTTGCCGCTGCTGTGATAGCATTAACATTGAATAAACCAACAGGATTACGAATCTTGTCTAGTATGCGGGCCTTCCACTCTTCGACTGTCTCTATATCTGTTCCGCCTGACACTTCATTGAAGTCAACAAATGTATCTGTATCTGCTCCGGCGGGCGTTGTGGTAAATAGTATCTTTGAGCCAAGCGCTAGGTTAGTGCTTTGCCCTTGGTTATCACTCTTGATGTTAAGTTGTGCAAAAGACACTGTTAACACAATTGTGCCGGTCGCAGGGGATGTTGGTGCGCCTGCTACAGTATATTCAAATGTGTTTGCAGTAATGACGGTTATTGTGAACGATCCATTATATGCTGTTTCTACAGCATCTGAGATCGCCACATTTATATTACTTGCTAGCCCGTGGTCGCTTGCAGTTGTAACAGTTGCCGTGGTGCCGCTTCTAGTTATTGAAGATATGCTAATTACTTGGCTTAGTATGGTAGCCGTTGTCTGTAGTGTGTATGTGTTTTCACCGTTTTGTAGCTGTGTGCCGAGTGGTATTACAGTGCCGCTTACACCGGTTGCTACCGTACAGCCTGCCGCGCTTGTTGCAGGGTTGCGCTCAATGTCATAAATCTCGCCCCACATTGCAACGAAGCCTTCATCTTTGGCGTTTACCAATAGCAGCTCTTGCTCTAGTAGAGATAAAGAACGATAAAAGTCAGTGTGGCGAAGTGCTACACCTGACAAAATATCATTCATAAAACTAGCTTTCAGTGACGGGTTCGTCTCTGGAAGAGCAGTCTGTACGTCTGTCTTAATGCGGCTGTCTAACTCTTTTGCTGTAGGAAAATCTTGTGCCATTATGCCGTCCCTCTGAATATGGTTTTATCCCACAGATTAAAATAGAATGATTCTACTTTATTGCTCTCTCGTTCTAGTACAATGAAAAGCTTGATGCCTTCAGGGTATTCGATTTCCCCGGTTACATTTATGGATGTCGCGATGCCATCATCAAGCATCCACTGGAGTGACTGCCTTGCATAATCAACCGCCCTATTTAGGGTGTCAGGTGTCAGCCTTTCCTGGTCAAGCAGCCATAGTTTAGAGCCGAGCTCATAAACCGCTATATCCCCGAGGTCGCTCCCAACCCATCCGCGCCTTTTTTGCGGAGTTGAGACTTCTGACTCATTAGCCCTCCTTTCTTCAAGAAGGCTTAGCAAGATGCCAGTATCAAGGCCTTCTGTTGTCTCAAAGTCACCATCAGCATTGAAAGTGATATCATAGACGCCATCAGAGCCGTGTGTGATTGCTAAATCTATTCTAGCCATTATACCGGTGTGCCTGTATTTGATATTCCGCCAGTCGGGGCTGTAGGTGAGCCTGTATGCGTGTGTGTTGCGAGTGACTTGCCTCCACCAAAAACATCGGTTACTGCTGTCACTGTT